GGTGCCCGCTCTCCTGTGCGACCTCCAAGGCGCCTTGTACCGCCTCCTGACCCTTGCTGATGAGGTTGTATAACTCCCCTCGTGTATATTCATAGTCTTCTGTGCGGTCATCCTTATCACCATGCTTTATCAGAGCAGGTTTACTTTGTTCCGCAACTTCAATATCGATGTTCAATAGTTCTTCCATGTTATCTTCTAAGCTCATAATCAGTAGAATTCAAGACCTTCGTTGAAACCAAAGTTATCGTCAGCAGTCAATAGATTTGTATCTTGTGCATCTACATCACCATCACCATCTTGATCTGTAAGTGCTTTTGGTGTATAAGTCCTCTTAACAGCTCTTCTATTGATAGCATTATCACCAATAGTTTCGTAAACAATTGCCTTCTTGATAATATCGGACTGACTGTAAGGACCGTAGAAGTATGTCTTAGATGTAAACCTCAAAGTATAAACAACATATCTACGCTGCATATAATCATCGTCCCATTCATCTTCATAGCTAATATCATTTAGAACAATAGCAACATCTTTCTTCTCATCCATATCAGGGATCATGTTGAGAGTGAGAGAGAATGATGGTTGGAAGTATGGTAGAATTTGTTCGATGATTTGTAGCGCATCATCCTGCGACTTAGATATGATCCCCAATTCAAAACTCATATTATAAGGAACAGGAACATACTGAACTCTGACCTCATTACCATTATCAGCAATGATCGTTTTGTATTTTTGAATTGGTGATGTTTTACGGGAAGCATCGTAATCAATTCCAGTCATCTCAAAGTAAATTCTTGGTAAAGTAATTGCTATCTTCCTAGTTACATCTGGGTTCTGTTCTAGGCGAGCAAGAAACTTTTGCTTTGGACCATATGCGAGTTGGACTTTCTCTTCTTCCAGGACAGCACCAGTCGTTGGATCTTTCTTCCTCAACGTAATGTTGTTGAAGAGTGTGCCAAACGCAATAATATTCTTGCGTGTAATTTCGTTGTAGAAATGTGATCCTAACATCAGATGCTACCTGTATAATTTCCAAACTCACCAAATGGGTTTCTTTCAGTCCAATCCACGATATCATCAGCAGTATCTTCGATCTCTCTATTTTGATCGTAGTTGCTGTTAGTATTATTTAGAGTGTCAAAAGTATATGGGCTCCATTTTGCGTTAGATGTGATACCAGTAATTGTCTCAGCAGTAGTGAATGTACCAGTTCTATTGATAACTTCCAGAGTGCGAGTTGCTGGGTTCCAAGACTTGACTTCTGCTCTGTTATCTTTTGGTGAGTAATCAATCGTAATTGTAGGAGCATCCGTGTAACCACTTCCAGGATTGGTTAGCGTAATACTAGTTACAATACCATTTGCAGATACTGTCGCAGTTCCTGTAGCTTGTGTACCACCTGCTGGAGGTGCTGAGAATGTAACAGCTGGTGGGATTGCTTGATTGTATTTTCCTCCACCATCAAAGACTGTTGTGCCACTTACAGCGCCACCAGTAATTGTTGCTGTTGCTCTTGCAAGGAACTCATCACCAACAATCTCTTCTCCAACTGTGAAGTTACCGATACCACCAGGATCCATAACCAACTTGAATGCGCTGGAGAAGAGTTGTTCTATTACATCAATCTCTGGAACTCCAGTATCAATTTCATCGTTGCCAATTTCATAGATTTCAGCAGTTAGTACAAAGAATTGAAGTTTGCCAAACTGATAGAATGGAGTTTCTCTTTCTACAAATTTGATTTCATAAACATCTTGTGTGAGTGGGAAATATAGTAGGTCTCCCTCGTTTGGTCTTCCAGCTACAGTAAGTTGTGGAGTGTATTGTGTTTCTGCCTGACTCCATCTTCTGGTAGATACGATGAACTTGACTTCATCTGTTATGCGAATACCAAACTTACTAATGAACTCAGATGGAGAACCAAATCCCTCTACATTCTGTAGTAACATTTCAATTTGAAATTGACTTTGATACTTGGAGTAGATAATATCATCTAGAGTATTATCTTTTAGAATAGTCCTCGGTAGATAATAGATATCTGTCCCGAACAATTTGATCTGTTCGTCAGCAAGATCCTGTACTAGGTTTTGCTCCCCAGGATGACCTTGATAGTAGGTAGGAAAATAAGGACTAGTAGGCATCTTATCCGATCATATCAAGAGGTGGAATTGCATACTTACTGAGAACTTCGCTTTCTATAACAGCGAGCTCGCCAATAGCGTCCTCATATAGTTGTCTGCCGTTGAGTGATATACCACCTGGCAACTGGACGTTATTATATTTGATGAGGTTTTGTCCCCACTGCTTTTTCATTAGGGCAGCTGCGTAACGCTTCACAAACATATCATTATACATTTCAGTTGCATCATTAGGATCAAGAAGTCTATGTGCCTCAATCAACAACCATTGTCCCTCTTGTAAGAAGTCCATATCTATATCTAGATACAAACGATCACGACGCATCGTATATCTAAACTGCTGGAATGATCCATTATTCAAAACCATATCTAGAGTTTCTAGATACTGCTTAGTCATGAAGTAATTGAGAATATCAAGAGATCCGAAAGCGTAGAGATCGTTGAGGAAGATCTGATATTCGATACCAAATAAATTGCTGCGAATAGAGTTTCCAACCACACCAAATACTTTACTAATACCCACAATATGATTTGGGATTGGAATAAAATTTGTTGCCTCTTCCCAGTTGGTTGTTCCATTCGTTGTGATAACTTCACCAGAAAATCTTGTTTTATCAGCAGCAGTAATTTCGTGTCTGAGATAGCAACGCTCCATACCGTTGTAGCAGTTCTCTTGGAAGAACTGGATGGTATCATCAATAACGTTATTTACCTGCTCGTCGTCAATATTGACTTGAAGGACAGGTTCGCCAAGCTGCCTCTTACAATATGTGATAAGACTAGCTCTACTATTTGGAGATGCCATTAGCCACAAAAAACCCTTCTTACATATTTAGTAAGAAGGGATCTGGGATTATTCTACAACTTCTGTAGGTACTTCTTCTGCTTCTGGTTCTGCTTCTGGTTCTAGAAGAGTTAGAGTTTCTAGACCACCTTGTAGTTTCAGTCTATATTCTTTTGCTTTAGTAATATTTTCTTCAAGTTCGGCAATTTGCTTATCGGTAGTAGCAAGTTGCTCTTCAAAGTTTTTCTTAAGGGTTGCGGTATCCATAAAAATATGCAATAATAACGTTACTATTTAGTATTCAATAAACACAAATCCATTTCCACCACCAAGTGCAGCACCATTTGTTGTTGTTGCCTGCCCGCCGACGCCAACATTAGCAGGAGTTGTTGGATATTTATTTGCAGTATTATTGTTGCCTGGTTGTCTTCCAGAACCATTACTACTTGTTCCTGGGGTCACAGCAACACCATTGATTTGAGTCGGTTGAGTTGGCAGTAGATTAGATCCTCCGTTTCCACCTTGACCAGATCCTTGGTTTTGTGACGAACCAGATCCACCACCACCGCCACCGCCGCCGCCATTTACTCCATTATTACCTTCTCCAGCGACTGATCCAGGACCAAGACCTCCAGCACCATTACCCGCACCGCCTGCGCCGCCATCACCACCAACTGTTGCTGGGTATCCAGGACCACCGCCGCCGCCACCACCTGCTGCAGTTGCTACAAATGTAGATCCTCTAAGAATAGACGTAGCACCACCTCCAGGACAACCCATAGATCCATTCGCACCGCCCCCGTCGCCAATACCACCGCCGCCGCCACCGCCAAAGGAAGTAGCATTGTAATCGCCACCAGAGGTTTGCCCTGCAGAGACTTGAGAAACCGCAGTACTTCGACCAACTCTTATTGTTAAAACTTCACCAGGAGTAACTTGTATGATGGCTGCAACTAAAGCTCCCGCACCGCCGCCGTTGCCACCAGCCAATCCAGCACTACTATGTCCACCTGCCGTTCCTCCAGCTCCCCACATCCAAACTCTTATTGCAACTACATTATTAGGAACAGCCCAAGACTGGTCAGTACCAGTAAATGTAAAACTTTGATTGCCAGTTACAAAAAATGCTGCGCCACCACCTATGACATTCCATCTTGTTCCGTTATAAACTTCAACTACATCCTGTGTTGAGTTGTAAATCATTAATCCAGTATCTGGATTAAGCGGTCTATTTGCAGTAGTAAAAGTTGGTAATTTTACACCAGTTGTTGCTATAATTTTTGCAGCTGATACTTGAGACATTTTGAAAGACCTGAAACTTATAGTTTGTTACTAAACAATATTAGTCTTTGAAAGACGGCATGATACGGATTTTCTTCTAGAAAATAATTCAATTACATCTGTAAAAATAGTACTGAATTCAAAAGATTGTAATTTTTCTTGTTCAATAATCAAAGATATAATCTGGTCAACATCACCTAAATTATCCACCTTACGATGAGGTAGTAATTCGTAATTATCTTTTTTCAATTCATAATCGTCTCTATCTTCTTTTGATATTCTAATCTCATAATCAAATCCAATAATATTATCCAAATTATCTAGATAAATTTTTTCTATCAAAAAATTATATTCTATTCCTTCATTTATTAATGCCATTTTAAGAATTAGTAGTTCCGTGATTTTTATATTTAGCGCCCAAGTAATTTCTTACAGTAGTTACATTAGCATCAGATAAAGCACTATTGTATAATAAAATTTCCAATATCCATCCTCCCAACCACTGATTACTTCTTGCTCCGCCGATACCACGAATTGTACAATTCGAACTTCCAGTATATGAGCTGTACGTACTTTGGAAAAATGGATTTCCAGTTTTATTTCTCCAACCCGTGGTTAAACCAGGAACGGGATCAGAATTCCCCATGTGTCTAAACGCATATTGTGTTGCAGAAGCATTTCCAAAGAATTCTGAAGTTGGAACATTATCTATTGCTGGATACCCACCACCCGATTGTAAAGGGTTTGGATTTCTGTTGCCAGGATTACTAGAATAAGGAATAAACCCATCATTTTCCCATAGAATTCCCCATCTTTGATCGGTAGAATTACTACCTGCTGTGTAAATATGACCAAAACTTGAGTGCGTTCCACCTCCAGGATATCCACAGAAAGGAACAAAAGCCCCACCCGATCCATATTGAGATCCATACTCTGCTAATGTTCTGGATACCCAAAAACAAGTAAATCCATTGTTGCCAAAAGATCCCCCATTTATCAAATTTATTGTTTGACTGTTAACAAATCTTAAATGTCTTGCACTTTGATCTGGCCAGTGTAAAGATGGATATCCATTAATAGTAATTTTTCGTGGAGGAGTTCCATTATTACCAGTTTCCAAATTATATGTAGATCCGCCAGATCCAGAATTTGAAAAAGAAGTTACATTAGAACCATCCGATATTCCAGCAATTGTTTCTCCTTTATACCAAAGAAGTGGAGTTAAACTACTAGGAAGAGTTGTCTGCGGCGCTGTCCCCACAGTAACCCAACCAGCTGTTTCTCCACTACCAGCATAAATTTCCAAAGCGGATACTTCACTTGTTGAATTATATCCAATCATACCAGGAACTGGAGAACTTGGTCTTGTTGTACTTGTCCAAGTTGGTACTGTAAAAGTTTTTCCAGTATCTATCTTAACGTTTTGCTTAAGAATTGTTTCAGTTGCTGATGTAGATAAAATTGGAACTCCATTTGTATTTTGAAAATCATCTACTCGTATAATACTAGGCATCTTTTTATCTCAAATATTGGGGACAATTATTCCTAACTATTTAGGTTTGAATTTTTATATTGAAGATCTTGAGATGGTATTAGATTATCGTTTATTCTAAATTTAGAAGCTAAAGTAAATCTATATGGAGGGGCGTTAAAATGTTGTGGTTTTGCCGAATGTGGTATAGAACCATCGAAAATAACAATTCTTCCAGGAATAAATGAAGAAACATATTTCACATTTTTTCTTTCATCATCATAAAAAAATGTTTCCCCACCCCAGTCACACGACCAGTCTCGATTGATATAAACTAAACTTGTTTTTGATCTTCCAGGAGAAAAATCGTCCACATGTATTTTATGGTTATCACTATGAATACCCAAATTAATGTAAGATCTCCAGATATAATATTTTTCTTGCGGAATGTACTTTTTAAATATATCTGTTCTATCGTTTCCAAAAATTACGTGGAGTATATAATCATTCACATCTAATCTACATCCCAACCTTTTTGGATCTAAATTTTGGACATCCAAATCACTTGAGTTGTAAATAGAGTACTGTTTTGATACAACCTCTACATAATTACCAGATATTTCTGAGTAAGAAAAAGAACCATCTATAACAATAATTTCTCTATCTTTATCAAAAGGTATAATTTCAACGTCAATCATAATTATAAAATGTTTTTATTAAGAAAATTTTTTCGTATTAGTTATAGACCACTCTGCGGAACAATCAATAATTTTTGTTTTGAGATCTTTTAATGCCGATTTAAAAATACTAGTTTCCTGGAATGAGTCTACTTTTTCTAATTCTAGCATGATCTTTAACAAATCATCAACAGACGACCTTGAATGTTTCTTACTGAAAGAATACTCATTTTATACTATACTCCATGTTCCGCCATCTTGAATTGTGATTGTGTAACCATCGTTAATAGTTATGGGGCCAGCTGTCATACAATTTGTATTTGATGGTATAGTTATACTTTCAGAAATAAAATTTCTATTTGCTTTGAAAATTCCATAACTATCCAACCACTGCTTATCTCCATTTGCATAAAGTACGTTACTATTTGTTCCACTTGATGCAAGTCCTTCAATATTGGCACTTCCCCCAACGTGTAATGTAAAAGTTGGATCTGCTTTATTGATACCAACCTTAGATAATCTATGAATATCTGTGCCATTTGTTGAATTGGTCCATCTTGAAGTTACAAATGGCAAGTTATTTTGGTATACTTGACCATTGACATTAATATTTCCTTCTACGTTTAGTTTATAATTGACGGTAGATCCAGTAGCAGTACTACTAAATGTAGTGGTTCCAATACCAACTCTGCTAGTTGCTCCTTGAATTGCTATTGCTGGTGTAGTACTCCAAGCAGTTCCACCATTAGCAGTAGATGGTGTGATCTCAAATATATCATTAGCATTTAGTTGGTTACCAATTCTGAAGTTTCTGAATCCACTAGAACCAGCAAAAATAATTGGAGCTCCAGAGTTTCCAGAAGCATTACTAATTTGAATACTTGTTTGGAACAGAGCAGTACCGTTTACATCAAGCTTATATCCAGAAGCAGTTGAAGTTTTACCAATTGCTACTCGTTGGTTTGTATTATCTACAACATACCAAACATTACCGCTATTCAATCCAACAAATGACGAAATCTGCTCTCCAGATCTTGTCATTTTAAACAAGTTTCCACCGCCAGCATTAGCATCTGTATATGCTTGCCAATACAGTTCCTGACTATCTGCTCCAAATACCCAACGCCTATTGTTTACAGCAGCATCAGTCTCTTCCCACATAACAAGTGGAGCACCACTTGATAAATGAACAGTAGTTGACGGAGTAGTGGTTCCAAAACCAACACGATTGTTGGTAGAATCAACGTGTAATGTATTTGTATCTACTGTTAGGTTACCAGACATTGTAACGTTTCCAGTAAATCCAGAAGT